ACCGCCCGCAAACAGCCCCGTCATTTCGATACCGGACTTGCCAAAAATCTTGACGGCAGCCGCAGCCCGCCCTGCTGCTGTTGGAATTTTGCCAATGCCTGCTGCTACTTTTTCAAACTGCTGTTCCGGGGAAAGACGTTGCAGATCCGTCGCACTCAACCCGATATCTTTCAATGCGTCCGCGGCTTCTTTGCTTCCGCTTCCTGCCTTGCCAATCATGACCGTCAATTTTTTTATGCCACCAGTCAGAGTTTCCGCAGACACTCCGGATTGATCGGCTGCATATTCAAGCTGCTGGAGAAACGCTCCGCTAAGGCCAGTCTGTGCAGCTTTATCCGCGACACCGGCAAGAGTGCCAATTCGGCTTGTCAATCCCCAGACCGCAGCACCAACGCCGACAGCACCCGCCGCCATTGCCGTGAATGCTGCCGTAACGGGATTCAGTGCGGACATTGCAGACGTGGCAAAGGCTTTCAGGCCGCCTTGGCTCTTGCTGATGTTCTTATCAAACTTCTGCGTGTTGGCAGATAGGTTGACGACCAGATCACCAAGTCCCGCCATTACGTCGATCCTTTTACTTTCCGCAGTGCCTCAAAATCAACGTCTTCTTCGTCGGTGTTCTCATTGCATCTTAGGTAATCTCGCATCGACACGAACAACGCCTGCACGTCTTCCGGTGGCAACTTTGAAGCCGATGTCGCAATGATCTGATTTGTTGCGCCGACTGCTGCTCTCATGTCCGCTCGCCGGTCGCCAAACGGATTCACCTGGTACATCGCAATTTGACACGCCCACTCATAAGGCGTGTGTTCTGCCTTAATGTTCCACCAATCAAATCGACCAACGGAACGGGCAAGGTCTGCGGCGAACCGCGACTCCCCGTCCCTCATCAGTTTTTTACGATGGCTTCCGCTCTGGCTTTGTCAGGCTCATTAGTGATCTCGAAAATCTTTGCAACGATCTGCTGCTGAACGTCTCGACCAACATCAATTGCGGCCATCACTCGTTCACCAAATGCTTCAGACGATTCCTCATCAGTTGGCACAAAAACGGGGTCGCCGCCGTCCTCAAGCAATGAGCATCCGATCGCGTACCCAATTGATGAATCCTTTTCACTGAACAAGCGGGCCGTTTGTAACTGCTGCCCTGTCAACGCTCGCAAATGGATCTTCTCACCATTCACCAACGTCAGCGGATAAAACGCACGCTTTCGAATCCGGTCAACGACAGAAAGAGCCATCAAACGTCCTCGTCTTCAGTTTCAGCTTTGGCCGCCTGATACGCTTCCCAGTTCGGCCCCGGAATTGGTTTCAGGTCTTTGTCATAACCTTTGATCACACCAGCTCTGTACAACTCACGATCGGCACTGTTGTTGATGCCGAGGGAGTTCATCTTGTACTCGACTTGCTGCGCAGCAATTTGATCTAATGTCATTCCGACAGCAGCGGCACATTCGTCATCCGCTGGAGAGCATTGACCTGTCTTGCACATAAAGACGGCCTGATCTCCCTCAATGATTGTGCCAGCTTCAATGTAGGCAATTGGCACCGTGTTTCCGTTTGTGTCCTTGCCGAACCGATACTTAATCGAATCCTGCAAATACGCAGCGGCATTCTTTGGATTAATGAACTGTTCAAGAACCAAGCGAGCTTTCATTAGCTAGGTGCTCCGGATGTCTGAATCGTGATTGAAGAACTCAGGCCATCTGCCGGAGCTGCTGTGGTATCAATGCCGAATCCGACACCGCTGTAGATTTCACTGAGCGGAGTCGCGTCGGCGTAGGTGATTTTGAAGTTCGTGTCGACTGGCGCGTAGCACTTGGCGATGAAAGCGGCATGAACAGTGTCATCTGGATCTCGGAAAATGTCTGCGTTGATCGTGGCGACTTGCACATAACCAGTCGCGGCATGGGCAATTGCGGCAGCCCCGTCGAGTACCTTGTATTCGTATGTCTCGGATTGAATGCCGGTGATGCTGACCTGCTTCAGTCCTGTGATTGCCGTATAGACCGATGTAATTTCCATCAAAAGAGCCGTGCCCTTCGACTTCACTTTCGCTGCCATGTTAGTTTATCCTTTGGAGCTTTTTAGCTTCCTTTTCGAGTTGAAGAGCACCACGCCTAATCATTTCTGCTTTAACCTTGCCTTTGCTTTTTGCATAGGCAATCGTTGCAAGCCCTGGCTGCATCGCTGGCATTGATCCACGATACATTTGCCGCCCGCCACGCTTTCGGCCTTTACCAGCCCCGGTCGATCTGCGGCCTGTTCCTGCGACCCACCAATGCACATTGTTGCCGTCAATTCCAACGCCAGACTTTCGATTTCCTTTGCGGTTGACTGGGTATGTTTTGCCGCGTTTCTTTCCGACACCAAAACCGACTTTTGCCGTGATTCGTTTTTTGCCCTTTTTGAATTTACTCTTGACCGCGACTTTGCCCTGTTTTGCATCAGGGTCAAGGTCCGCTTTCATTTGCTTTCCGATGGCATTCAATCCACCTCGGATTGCGGATCGCATCACTGAGACTTTTGACGTTTGCTTCAGCGTCTCCATCCGCTTTAGAATCGCCTCAAGCCCGTCAACGCTGGCTGTCACGCGCTGGCCTCAACTTCCACCCGCATCAGCATCGAAGCCACGAACAACCCCGACTGATTCAGAATCATTTTGTTCGGAACCTCTTTCGGGTCCATGTCACATTCCCAAACCTTGACCCGAGCATTCGACGAGTTGAAGTTGTTGACTCGCTGCCATATTTGCCGCACGATCAACTTCACTGCGTCGATGTCGTCTTGCGTCGGTGTTCGTTTCCGAATCCAGACGCGAATCATGTGAGACGTTCTGTCTTCTACGTCCAGCGTTTCGTTGAGTTGCTCTTCTTCTTCCTGGACGACATCGACGCGAAGATCCGGAATGTCCTCCAGTTCGTCGTCGAGCGTCTCGCTGTAGGTTGCCGTAACCGACAATTCGTAAGCCGTTCCGCTGTTGATCTGCTCAACAATTGCGGACATTGCTTCGGTTGACGGTGATTGAGTAACGGCCATCACTTAACCTGTTTCGCATGTATCCGAGTCATCTGTGAACTGATTCGCCGGAACACCTTTTCGGATGTCGTCGACTGCACTTCGAAGCGATCTGCACCGGAAATAATCAAGTCGCCCTTTTCTGGCGGGTCATATGGCAGGGCTGAAGTGAGGCCGATGAAATCCACCGGCCTCACTTCGATTGTTTGCCCGTTGCCAGCATCCATGAACATCGACTGCTGAGAACTCTTTCGGAGAGTGATTGTCGTTGACACTGAGCCGCGACGATAAACGAAAAACTCGCCCGCTTCCGTGAGCAGGTCTTCCGTCATCTCTCCGATTGCGTCATCAAAGTCGCTCATGAATTACTCAAATCACAATGCGTCAGGAACCAGAGTAGCGATTGCCGCACCGAGTTTGGTCTGACCGTTGACGATCCAGAAACCAGACTTGGTGTAAACGCAGGTGTAAAGTGCTTCTGCAGTCAGTGCGAGTTCGTTTGTTGCGCCAACCGTGACTTCGTTGACCTTGTCAGCCGCAACTGCCGAGATCAGCTCACATGCTGTCGTTCCCACGAGAATCCGCAGCACCTTGCCGACGTATCCGGCTGGAAGGCTAATTTGCTTGTCTGCACTGTCGCTTGTGACTGTCACAAAACTTGCTGCGGCTGGAATCAGGCCAGTTGTCGCACCGCCGGTTGTCGCCGTAACGGCTGCGTTGTTGCTTGATGGCAAAGCGGCATTCAGGATGACCGCACCGCGATCATCTCCGCTGGCTTCTGTTTCCGCAGCAACGCCCATGTAGACGCCGTTACCGAGTTGATTCGCTGCACCCGTTCCGGCCGTTCCGCTGTCCGGATCTCCGGTAGCGTTCCAGTGGACCGCAAGACCTCGAACCCATGCGGCAGTTGTTTTGGGAACCTGAAAGATCCCGTCGATTGCCAGTGAGCCGAGATCGCTCGCTGCGATGTCGGTGATTGCTACACCGACAATTCCGTTGAGAACGACAACGTCACCGCCAGTTACTGCGACAGATGGCGTGTAGTCGATTGCACAATCGTCTGAATATGTTTGAGCCGGAACTTGCGGCATCTTCGTGACCTCCAAAATTCGTGTTCAAAAGTGGCCCGCCGGAACAACTCCGGCAGGCTCATGTCGTCATTGTCACGAAGTGACTACGCTGCACCCTTGCTCATCAGTGCGTTTAGGTATCCGTCGCCGAGGTCACACCCGAAGTCGTGATAGCCACGGAACTGAATGCCAAGCTGATTGAAGTCAGCGTCAGCAGATTCGACGGTCGGCGTTTCCTGGCCGTTCAGAAAGCTCACAACAACTGGCGTACCCTGTGACTTGTCACCGAGCAAGTACCATGCTGTGGTTGAGTATCCGCTAATCGACGAATCAGAAAGCTGATTGGCGACGATCGGCGTGTACTTGTTTGCGAATGTGTTGACATCCGAAACCTTGACGGCCGCAATGTTGCGTGCTCCGTAAAGAGCGTCTGCAACGGTTTCAAGCTCTGGCGGAACAAGCAAGAACTTCGCAGTCCCTGACAGCCGCTTTGCCCCATCAGCCGATGGAGTCGTTCGTTGACGCCAGGCCTTCTGCCCAAGTCCAAGACCGACGCCATCAGTTCCGAGGTTAGTTGTCGCCCCGGTGATGTAGTTGGTTCGAGCTGCCGTGAAGATCGTCGCAAGGTTGCCTAGGAACGTCGACCAGAACAGATCGTTCAGTTTCATGGCCCCGCCACGGCCGATACGATTGCGAAGATCGTCGAACGCCGACAAATCATCGTTGATGATGTCCTGTCGCGTCAGGCTTGCCATCTTCGCGTAGGTGTCGACCGAGCGAGTAAATGACTCTTCGCTCAGGGTGCCGTGTTTCATCACGCCACCAGGGCCGAGCTTGTCATAGGACATATCATCAAGCAGGCGGTAGCTCGTGACGGTTTTGAAGTCGCTGACGGTCTTCGTCTGGGCGATTTCCTTCCAAACCATATCCTCCTCCATGTAACCCTGTAGCAACTCTTTGTTCGCTACATTCGACAGGATGCCCGGAAGGCTAATCGCCGTAAACGCGGCACTCACGGTTCGTCCGTCTGGACAAGCGTAACTGAGCACTTCGCGAATGTTTCCGGTTGTGATCTTCAGCCCGGCGGACATTGGCATACCATTGGCAGCAGCCGCCATGAGCATGATCTGCTGAAGACCAGCCCCACGACGAAACTGAGAATGTGCAGCCTGCAACGTCTTGTCGTCGAACTGCTTTTCGGTGTCTTTGATTCCGCGTGTTGAGCACAACGCGGCTTCAAGAACCAAAGGCATCAGTTCAGGTGCATTCTGGGCCGTTCCGAATGATGTCGGACGAGTCTTGCCTGACGCCATCGAGGCCTTAATGACTTCCAGTTCAACCTTCTCGATTGACCAGTCCTGTTCAATTGCTGTTGCAGCAATCATTGGATGGCCAGCCGCCTTCGCCTGGATCTCTGCTGACTTGCGGAACTGAGCAGCGATCTGCTTTCGTCCTTCCGTCAATGACGCCGTCAGGTCAAGTATGGCCTGAGCGGCTGCCGTCGGCATCGCGGGTGCAGATGCCGGAGCAACGGGAGCGGCCATCACTGGCGCAGCTGGTGCGGTCATTGCCGAGAAACTGACCTGCAGAGCAGCGGCAGCTTCTGGCGTTAGAGTGGCGGCATCAAGCCCCAAGCTCTTGCAATAATCTTCGAACGACATAGCTGCCGATCCTTTCAAAAACCGGCGAGCGGATGCTGCCAGATTCACTGAAGTTGTCGAATCCGCCCCCATTGGAAGGACCGACGTTTCACGAAGCACGGAACGCCGTGCGATCACAACAGGCCCTGTAAAGGTCTGCCCGTTTGCTGTTGCCGTTTGACCGGCTGGAATGTCTTCCGATTCAATGACCATCGCACCAATTGACGCCTGCCATGTGTGACCTGCGGCGGCCTGTGCGAGTACCTGTTGTGCAAGTGCTGACTGCCCCGTAACCGCGCCAGCAAGCGTCAGTTTCGTGCCGTCGTTATGGATGTTGTCAGTGAGTCCGAGGGTTGCTTCAACGCTCTTTTTGTGGTCGATCAGAATTGGAATTGAGCCAGGTAATTCGAGGCCAGCCAGATCCACCACGACAGGATGCGGAAATCCATCAACTGGAAGTGTTCCGCCTGAGTATGCGAGAATCGAGAACCGTTTCGGCTTGCCTGCTCCGTTGGCTTTCAGGCGAAGAAATGCTGTTATGCTTACTGGCTTCATACCGCAACCTCCTGAATGACTGACGGCTCAATGCCGCCGTCCAATGCGTCTGCGATGAGTGCTGCGATGCGATCAGGAGCGAGGCCAATTGAAGCGAGCGTTTGCTCAGCCATCACTTGAGTCACTGCGCCGTCCACCAGTTTTTGCAGAGTTTGCATGATGCGTTTTTGATTGTTAGAAAATGCCCTCTGCCCGAGCTGCGTATATTCGCCCTGTGGCATTCCATCGGCTGCAATTCCCGGCTGTACGGTCGACGGAAGTGCAGCAAATGGCGATAGCATTGCGTCGACGTTTGCTTCTGGAATCGCGGGGAATGCGGATCGAATCAACGCCTTCGCGGAGATTGGCGGAATGACTCTGCCAGCGACCTGCGAAATGATTTCAACGATAGACGTGACTTGCGCTCCGTTCATCGCCGTATCTGCGACTGCGGTCGTGCCGGTCGTGAGTGTTGTTGATGTTGGTGCTGACGATGCTGAGTCGAACGTTTTTGCAAACAAAGCCCGCTTGTAAGTCAGAACATCAATCCCGAAGTCATCCGCAGCCCGAGCGACTTCTGTCGCCCAGTCTTGCCCGCGTCGTGCGTGCTCTTGCGTCAGAGTGCTCTGGCCTGTGCTTAATCGAATTGCAGCGGCGTTCGCTGAGTCCACTGCGTCAAGTTCTGGAAGTGGTGGCCAATGCCAGCGATGATCAATCTGGTTGATTGACGGGAGGCCATCGAGCAGGCCCGGAACGTAAATGGCTGATTCAAGGAACCAACGAAAGACAGGTTCAATGATGGACCATTCAATCCGGCTTTGCTCACATTGGACTTCAGGCTCCCATACATTTTTCATGTCGCCTTTGAAGGAACTGAAATTTGCGTCTTTGCCAGTGCCTGCTGCCAGCGTGTAAGGCATGTTTGTACAACGACTGAAGCTCTGCAGAGCCTGTCGTTGGAACATTTCGTAGAGTGGCCCCGGCTGTTTTGGTTCGACTTGTCCGATCTCCCATCCTGCGGGGAGCGTCGTCAGCATGTTTCGAGTCAGTTCGATTTCGGCAAAGTCGGCTGGCGACGATGACGGATCGAGGCTTGGTGAGTTGCTCTTGAGATACATCGCAAAGTTTGCGGCAGTCTCGGCGGAGTAGAGCGTTGCTAGTTCCTGCCGTCGCATGATTGGCAGCGTCTGGAGTGCTGGCGTTGCCCGTGGAATTCCGCGTGTTTGTCCTGGACGATCAGCCCTGAACAGGTGCAAAACTTCTTTTGATGAATACCAATTACCGTCCATCGTTGACAGCGGAACGTTGCCGCCCGGATGGTGGTTGTAAACGTAAACTTCAAGCTCGTTCGTCGATCGGTCAAACCGGATGCCGTCGTCAATGAACGGATCGTTGTAAACTGACGACGCCCAAGGATTCGCAACTTGATCGGCTTCAATTGTGCGAATGTCCAACGTCAGCGGCCAGTTTTGCGGCCGGTCGGCTCGCATCACGAAGACTTCGCCGTCTCGCCAATACGCTTCGCAGATCGTGCGGAGCATGTCGGCAAGATCGATCTTCGTGGCCCATTGCCGCCACGCTTTTTCAATCCGTGCGTTCGCTTCGGGCGATGCCGTCAACAACTGCAATCGTGGGCCATTGCCGACGATATGATTGACGGCAGTGCGAAGAATACCGGCATACCACGAGTTATTCTCGGCCTCATATCGTGAGCGAATGCGAACGACGCGACGAACAGCAGCAGACATTGCGGCACGAGCGGAAAGCCCGTCAGCAGCAGCCCAGTGCTTGCGGTTGTCGGCTGTGGTTTGCGCGAGGTCGAACTTTGCGTTAACCTCAATCGGCTTGTGTTTCTTGCGGGTGAATGGCCACATAATTAGTGGCCCCCCGGTGCGACGATCTTGGAGAACATCCCGCGAACGGTTGCCCCCATGTCGGCAGTTGCAGCTTTGGCCGCAAGATGCTTTTCGTATTCCATCAACTCCGTGAGCGAACGACGTGAGACAGTCACACCATCATTGCTGACGGTCTGAGCCTTCAACGCTTCGGCGGCGAGTTGATCGGAAATTGCTGACACTGATAAGCCTCGTGAAACCTAGTTATGGTTTGACGTTGGTTAGTGTCGATTAGATGTCAGGAGTTGTCGATGGGTTGTGTGGCGCTAATGCCATTCACTCGCACGGACCTGAAAAAGTTCCGCGCCCATAACCGCTGATAACTCTTTCGAGAGTTTTGTTCAGCTCGCCGCATTTCACGCACCGACGCTCTCGGATGATCATTCCCACAGTCTTCCTCGTGTGTGCGACGTTCGGCAATTCCCCGCCGCACTTGTCGCACTTTAACCCGCTTCCCGGCAATTTGAACTCACCCACGTCGCGCCCCTCCTGGTAGTGCGAACGCTCTAATCTCTTTCTTTGTTCCGCTATCGCCATTTAGCTTGCATCCTAAAACAGAGGCACCCACGAGACACCCAACGAAGGTGTCCCACCAGTCATTATCACGCCCAACGTTCTGTGCCCAGACGATCGACTTCGCACCGTCAATTGCTTTTTCCTTTGGAGTCTCAGCCGTAAAGTGTTCAGCCAAAAGTCTGTTGCTTCGCTCTTCAGTGCCAGGCAGAACGATCGCAGAAGGAGCACCGACCGCGGTGAGTAGGCGGCGACTGGCGAAGCTCTTCATCAGGTTTGCGTCGAACTGGACGTGCGTTGGTGTATCCGATCGTCGCTCAATCCATCCAGTTCCTGACTTGTCTCTGACCGGATCGCCCCACAGATGAATTGGCTTTCGACCCGCAGCGATGGCAAACCCCTTCGATGGCCGCATCCGTGAGCGTTCTTTGCTCGACTGAATCTGCGAACGAATCAGCGGCATCTGACCGCCGTCCGACCAGTCTTTCAGCATGATGTCGAGATCCGGGAAGTCCGCGAACAACTCGGCCTCGAACTGATTGTGAGCGTGAACGAAAGCCTCTTCCCATGACTTGCCGGGAAGCTCCTGCCCAATAGTCCGCACCAGATCCGATTTGTAAAAGATTGGCCTGCCCTGATCCGGCCACGTTCTGTAATCGACGATCGACCCGCTGAAATCTGAATTGACCGAAAGCACCATCCCCCACAAAACCTGATCCGAGGAGTCAATGAACGCCGTCAGATAGCTCGATTCCGCTGGCATCGTGCCCCGCGGGACATGAGAAAGCCGATTCATCAGCGTTTGCGAATCCAATTTCAGCCCGCTCGTATTGACCGGCGCGTCGCCCTCTTGCTGGATCTCCTTCCGGAAAAACTCCGGGTCAAGTGCTCGGATCGTCATCAGTGACTGCAGAGCAGACAGCTCCTCCGGCAACTTATCGTGTTCCCACGCAATCACGCCGCCCGCATCCATCGCGGCCCGATTCTGCAGGTAGAATTCTTGGGCGAGCTTCTTTCCCTCGTCCGGTGTGGCTCCCTGCCCCAGTTTTGCGGCGTAGGAGTCCCACAGGTCCATTCTGTCCGGCATTCGCAAGACGGACGGATAAACCTTGCCGTGCCAGTCCTTGTGCCGTTCTCGATTCAAGAATCGGATAGTGAGATCATCAGGTTCGCGCACAGTGCAAACCATGATCTGAGCCATCTTTTGACCGAGGCCCGCAAGCCCGCCAAATGTCTTCGTAATCCGGTCTTCAAGCTGTTCGGTCTGAGATGGAGACAGTGCCGTCTGAGGCGTCTGAACGTCATCGAATGCAAGCAGGTCCGGACGAATAGTGACGCCAAAACGATCGACATAGGACAGCCCGGAAACGTCTGTGGAGTTGACCGAGTATGGGGCAATGTGACACTGACAAGAGGGAGCGTCGTGAATATCAGGAAAAACGATTCGGCCTCGTTCGTCTTTGTGGCTCAATGTCAGCGGTCTGCCATTCAGTCGAAACTGGCGTTTCGGCTGTCGGAGTTTTAGCAGGAGCGGAGTGAGTTCCGGGTAATCATCCAAAAGCGTCGGCGATGACGCCAGCAAACTGAAGAAGTTCTCCCGATGTTCGTTTGCTTTATCGTCCGTCGCCCCGATCAAGACCGGGAATTTGCGATGTCCGTTGACCGCTGCCCATATCGTTGCAACACGAGCACAGGTCGATTTCAGCCCACCGCGCCGAACAGCGTGAGCTTCTTTCCCGCCTGAGAAAATAACCTCTTGAAAGCGATCCATCATTGCCCGCTGGTAAGGTGCCCACGGAAGGTAGAACGTCGGTTTGAAATATGTTTCGGCAAATAGCAGG